GTTTACTATGTCTAGATTAGATCCACTTATGACTGGTTATGAAATTCGCATTGTCAAATCTCTTATGTCTTCTAAGGGAGATGTTTTGAAAGATGACAAAATGGTCAACTCGGTTGTAAGAGCTGCTTTAGGCACTCCTGTGGAAACTACCTTAGAGGGCGGCGAGGTCGTTAATGTCAATCCTTTAACTAAACTTGTGGTGGCTCGAATTGGGTATGAACTCAACAATCCTAAAGATATTGACCTTGAAAAATGGGCGAAGATTCTTGGGGAACAAAAGATTGAGCAAGCAGTGGAACTTAGAGGAGCGGATTCCTTATTTGGTGACATAGTCGTTGTTCCAAAAGAAAAGAAAGATGAGTAAACCTTCAGATGCTCTTGCGATATATGACAACGTATTGACAATACCAACTTCCATTGGTGAAGTGCCTGTCTATAAACTCATGGAAAAGTTCTTCTACATTGAGGATAAAGATGGTCACAGTGTCTTGTTCCAAATGAACGAGCCTCAAGTGGAAATGTATAAATCAATATGTGAGCAACGCTTATTAGGGAAACCTATTAGGCAAGACTACCTCAAAGCAAGACAATTAGGTGCTTCCACCTTTATTGACTTACTTGGATTTGCTTGGGTCATATTCGTTCCGGGCAGAAAAGCTGCGATTGTCGCTGACATTGCAGAACACGCTTCTAACTTGTTTGAGAAGTTCAATTATGTCTATGACAACTTACCAGTGGAATTGAAACCTAAAAGGATCAAGTCCAACGCTAAGGAATTAGTAGTGCAATATGCGAATGGTCAAAAAAGTTCAGTAAGAATCATGGTGCAAGGTGAAAGTGCTGGTCGTTCTGGCACTTATCAATTCCTTCATCTTAGTGAATGTGCCTTCTGGGATAATCTCCATGACACATTAGTCTCCTTACTCCAAACAGTCAGTAATGAAAACCTTGATTCTATGGTTTTCTTGGAAACCACTGCGAATGGTGTAAATGAGTATAAGAGAAGATGGGATAGAGACTTTGCAAAGGAAAGTTCATATAGTGCGATCTTCTTCGGTTGGTTCGTTGGGGGGGACTACCGAGTTAAGGAACATCAATTAAGACTATATGACAAACCTCAATGGTTAGTGGACTTACAAGTTAAGGAAAACCTTGATGAATACCAAACCCAATGGTATTACGAGAAATTTGAGGAATTTGATGGAGACCTTGACAAATTAAGACAAGAATTTCCGTCAAATCCTGTCGAAGCGTTCATCACTACTGGTAATTCCGTATTCAACGCTGAACTCTTGCAAAAGAGAAAACTTGAGATTATCGAGCAGATATTGAATACGAAGAATTATAAACAGGGAATGTTCTCTTATGAGGCTAAATTCAGTGAAGATGGTGAAGTGATTAGTGTTGGTAAAATCCAATGGGTTGATTCCAATGTCGGTCATATCAAAATCTTCAAAACTCCTGAAAGAGGACACCCATATGTTGTAGTCAATGACCCTGCTAATGGTGGGGAAGACTACTTCGCAACACAGATCTTTGATAACTACACCGGGAAGCAAGTTGCTGTATATCACCGCAATAAGGTGGATATAGATGATTGTGCTTTCCAAATGTATTGCCTTTTGAGGTATTACAATGGCTGTCTTTCAAAAGACTATCCAGAAACCATTGATGATTCCTTAGCAAGTGGAGAAACTAACACTACTTCGTATGTATTAGAAATGCTCCATAAGATGGGGTATCGCAATATCTATAAAGACACAGATGTTCAAGACTTATCTAATAGGTATTTGAATAAATATGGCTTTATGACAAAGACCAATAATAGACAATACATGATTGACCTCTTCAAAGTGGCTTTTAGAAAGAACCCGGAAATCATTAGTGACTATGAAACAATCTGTGAAATGGAAAATTTCGAGAATGTGAAACACGCTAACGGTAAGGAAAAGGCTGAAGCTGCTAATGGAAGCCATGATGACCTTGTTATGAGTTGTTGTGGATTCTTCTATTGTCGAGATAGGCAAAGATCATATGTGAGTATAAACTCACAATCCCAAAAGAAAAATGTGTTTGATCCTTTAGAGGAAAACAATACTCCAGAAGAAAGGAATGTATATCAAGTATGGGACTAATTAAAGACTTCATTGAGTTTAGAAAAACCAAGAAAAAAGAAAAGTTCTTGGCTTCTTTAGGCTTAACTCTTGAAGATGAACATTATTTAGTTCAAGCAGTGAAATACATTAAAAATCAAACTCCAATAAATGAAGAACAAGTAGAAGTGGTCAAAGAAACTTCTAGTGGTTCAAATGAAGTGGTTGAAAAGAAACCTAACCAAAAAATGACACCTGAAGAATTTGTTGAACAATTCACTGGTGAAGTAGAGGAGTTCTACCCATATGGAAGAGATGCTTAATAAAAAGACCACTAAGGCTTTTGATTATTATGAATTAGACAAGAGGTATAAAGACAATACCAATCTTTCTAATTACATTAAGCAATCTCAAGACTTCTTTAATGGTGACCAATACCCTAATGCTAATTATAAAAACATGATTAGAGTAACCATTAACATTTGTAAGTTCTCTGCGGTTATTAAAGCCTCTAAGATTTGTGGAACTCCAATTTATTTAACTTATACTGCTGACAATTATGACATTGATACAACAGCTTTAAGAGAATTTGATGAATATAACTGTAACAAACTCCATTTAGATACATTTAATTATCAATCTGCCTTAAATGGTTTTGTAAATGGAACAGAAATTACCTTCGCTCGTTGGGACGAAGATGATACATCTTACAAAGGCATTTATAAAGGTGGTCTAGTATTAGAACACATTGATCCTCGTAAGTTTGCAGTTGCTAATCCATATATCCAATCAGTCCAAAGTCAAAAATGGGTTATGTTCTGGGAAGATATGGAAGTTGGTGCTGTTAAAGAACTTATCGAAGGTAGAAACGAAGCAGAAATCAAAGAAAAACAAAAACTCATTGTTAGAGAAGTTGCCAAAGAAGATAGTCCAGATAGTGAAAAAGATATTGATTCTATCGCACACTCACTATGTAGGGTCTATACAAGATATTTCCGTATCAATGGTGAAGTTTACTTTGAATGTTCTACTAAATATTGTGATTTATTTGCTTTCCCTCACCCACTCAATAGAAGACTTAGTGAAAAAGTCATTAAGAAAGTGGTTGAAGAATATAAAAAGAGTATCAATGATGATGAACCAGATGAAAATGGTGGTCTAGTCAAAGATTACAAAATCGACTATGAAGACATCATCATGCAACAATATGACGAAAAAGTCCTCACTGAAGAAGATTTTAAGGATATTAAAGAGAAATTCTCTTTATATCCATTCTCAATCTTTAGACCAAATGCAATCAATGGCTCATTCTATGGTGGCAGTGATGTCAAAGCCTTAATCCCTATTCAAAAGGGCATTAACTTCGCTAACTCAATGACATTAAAGAGTGCTGAAAACAATGCTTATAACAAAATTCTTGTTAAACCAGACGCTTTAAGAGGTCAAGTAATCACTAATGAACCTTCACAAGTCATTGTTGATAATTCAAGTCAAACAAATGTGTGGGGTATCAAAATGCTTGAAACTCCACCAGTGCCAAATGGCTTATTGGATTTTAGCGATCGTTTACTTGGAGTTACAAGAATTGTCTATGGTTTCAATGATGTTATGGACGGTAGTGTTACCAACAAAGATATGTCTGGTTACATGCTCCAACAAATGATTAAACAATCCAATACCGCCATTGAACAACAACAACAAATCTTTTGGGTTTATAACGAAGAAATGGCTGAAGTTAGACTTATGTTCTATAAACACTACGTTGAAAAAGCCAAATATACAAGTGAAAAACCTGATGATGTATATGATGAGGAAGAAGAAGCAAGAAAAGTCCTCTTAAAAGCAAAAGAAAATGGTGTCAAATTTGAGACTATGCCTGATGCCACCGAAGAAGACTTTGCTAAACCTACTCACAAAATTGAAGTTAAGGAAATCACTGGAGAAGAACTCTATGGTGTTCACTTCGATATATCTTGTAAAGCAATGCAAGGTCTTGCTGATAGCAAACTTGTTGAACAACAAATGTTTGAAAACCTCTTTATGAATGGTCAAATTCAAAACATTGACCCAAGATGGTTACAAGCCTACTTCGATAGCAACCCAGCTGTCTCTCCAAGAACAAGAGCTGCAATTAGAAACGCTATTGCTAAACAAGAAAAATCTCGTATTGCTCAACTTGAAAGACAACTTCAAGAGACACAACAAAAGACACTTCAAATTATGGCATATTGTCAGCAACTTGAAGGCATCAATGGTGTCAAGAGCGATTATATCAAGAACCTAACTGCTGAATTTACTGGCAAGATAAATGCTTCTAACGACATTATCAAAGGACTTGTCAAAGACTTAGATAGAGTTAGAGCATCTAATCAAGCAGCAATTAGTGAAGGTGAGAAAAAATCTCACAATGCCACTGGTAGTAATGGGGAAGTTCCCCAATCACTATAAACTCCCTTGAGATAGGGGAAAAATCTCACTCGCATTGAAGAGCGTAAAAATCGAAATTCGCAAGAATAGCGTAAAAATCGCTCTTCTGCTAAGAAAGGATTCTTATGACAGAAGAAGAAAAGAAAACCAAACCTACTGGTGAAGAAAATCTAGATCCAGAGGAGTTTGAGGAAGATGAGGAAGGTAAGAAACCTGATGACAAAGGTGGAGAACCTGCCAAAACTGACCCAGACAACCCTAACCCAACCAAGTCAAAGGAAGAGTTAGAGAAAGAACAACGAGCTGAATTTGCTCGTAAAAGACGTGAAAAAGAAGCCAAAGAAAAGGCTGAAAAAGAGCGTCTCGCTCATGAAGAGCAACTTAAAAAGGAAGCTGCTACCAAAGCTGAACTTGACCTTGTTAAGACCAATCCTTATACGGAAGAACCAATTGTTGATGAATATGACCTTGAGGTCTATAAAATTCAAAAGAAATTGGAAGCGGAAGGCAAAGACCCAATTAAGGACTTGCCTAAAGCACTTGCCAATAGGGAAAGAGAACAAGGACTAGCAAGACAAAAGGAACTTAAAGACAAAGAAGTCATTGATAAGCAACTCAAAGTAGAGATTGCTGATCTCCGCAAAAAGTATCCTGATGTCAACACTAGAGACTTAGGTAATGACCCTCTCTTCCTAGAGATTAGTGAAGAGAAAGAAGGTCGTTGGACTATGACTGAACTCTATGAGGAGTATCTCAAGAGAAAAGATAGTGGTTCAACTTCCAAAACCGCTAAAGAAGGTGAAGGAGATGATCCTGATCTTGGCAAAGCGGCAAAGAAAATTACTAAACAGCCTTCAAGCAATCCGGGTGGCAAACCTTTGAAAGAAAACCCAATGGAGATGTCTGATGAAGAATTTATCAAAGCGGAAGCTGATAAAAAAGGTGATTTCTTCTAATTAAATAGATATTCTCCTAAGCCAAACTTATAGCAAAGGAGAAAAATATTATGGCTGACTTAGTTAAACACACAGACTTATCGGTTGAGCAAATTGCTGAAATCCAAAAGTCATTACTCGTTTCCTTAAGATCTAAGGAAGCATTCTGGGACAAATTCTGTTCCCACTCAAAAATTGGAGATGGTTATTCTTCATATAAATGGAGAAAGTTAAACATTCCTCAATTAAAACAAAGCGACATGGTTAACTTAACCGAAGGTGTCACACCTGCTGGATTAAGCATGGAATATGTCGCATTCTCTGTTGCACCAGTCAACTTTGGTGATTGGATTGGTTACACAGATGAATCCAAAAAATACAACTTTGATGATGTCACTGCTGATGCCAAAGAAATTCTCGCTCAAAGAGCCTTTGAATCTGTCGAAGGTCGTAAAGCGAAACAATTTATTCAAGGCACATGCACTCTCGACCTCAATGCCAACAATGTCACTGATGGTTTCATGAAAGACTTACTCAAAGCAAGAACCATTCTTCGTAAGAATAAAGTTCAACCACTTCGCAATGGTAAATATGGTTGCATTATCGCTCCAGAACACGCCGCCGAAGTCTTACTTGCTTACAAAGACAAAATCACTCACACAAGTGAAAAAGAAGCAATCATCAATGGTTACATTGGTGAACTCGCTGGCTTCATTCTCTTTGAGAACGCTGATGATGTTATGTATAAGCAAATCGAAGCTGCCAATGCAGTTGCCGCAGTTGCTGGCTCTCCATTAGCAGCAAACGCTGCCGGAACTGAAGGTGTCACCTACTACACAAGAGCCTCTAGTGCTGCTGGTGCAGGTTACCTCAATGACGGAACATACAAATACACCAAAGCCGATTCTGTTCCAGCGGAACACGAGGCTAATGTTTACTACCCATTAACCAAAGTTGGTAGCGATGCAGTTGAAGCTGCTGTTCACTCTTATGTCTTATTCTTAGGTAAGACTGAAAAAGGTTTACCAGTTGAAACTGTTGCCTTTGGTGATGACAGTGTCAAAGTCATCAATAAACCACTTGGTTCATTACCACAAGCTGTTGTTGAATCCAGCACAGTTGTTGGTGTTCGTGGTGATACCCTCGATCAAAGAGGTTCTGTTGGTTTCAAAGTTATGGGCTTTGCAACTCGTATTCTCCATGATGAAGCCATCATTCGTGGTGAGCATGTCCTTGCTGATGGTATCGTTGAACTCAATGTGACTGATTCCGCAAGAACTGGTTACACTGGAAAATCAACCTCTCCTTCAGTGGAATAGTTGACACTCAAACACAATAGGTTTTAAGGGGTTGAACCTTAATCAATCCCTAACTCTTAAGAAAGGAATAAAGTTATGCCAGAAAAAAAAGTAAGAAGAATCTTAATTCCTAAAGACCCTTCTAGCCCAGATGCAAGTGTTGTTCACTTTCAACACAATGGTGTCGATTGCTATGTGCCTTTAGGTAAGGTTACCAAAGTCCCTGATTGGGTCATTGACCGTAACCCAGCGTATGCCGAATACGAAGTTAAGTAATTCAAATTGAGAGTGGTAATTATGGGTTATCACTCTCCTCATCACTTGTTAGTTTAGTAAGCAAAATTGGTTAGTGTTATCGCTAATGGCATACAGCGTCCTTCCACTAACATGACCCTAGTGCAATTCTAGGAAAAGTGACCATTTATAGGAGAAACCATTATGAAATTAAGTAAGCTAGTATATCTATGTGTTAAAAATGTAATCTTATTTGATGACGCTCCTTTTGATTACGAAAGTTTTATTCAAGGAAAATTTAATGGTGATCCAGATTATGCAACTTCAATCAACAATGTCTATACTTCAATCAATCAAGCAATTTCTCGTTTAAGTGATCTCGAAAGGATTCCTTATAGGGTCAATGAAATACAATTAAACGACTATGCCTTTAGCATTAGTGCATTTGAAAATCTCCACAAACACAATATTAAAGAG